CCCTGCTTTACCGCGAAAGTCAATTGCCACCGACGATGGAGCGTAGCCAGAATCTGGTCCGCAACATTGTGTCCACCATCAAGATGCCTGAGGTGAACCTCACGCTTGATCCTGAAACCGAGACGCTTGCGGGTCTGAAGAGCTGCGCACTGGCAATGTGCGACACGCCGCAGGACCATCAGTACGAGCCGCTCGAAATCATGCAGCGCATGAAGGTGGTCTGTGGGGAAGACCAAGCGATGTATGAAGCGTTTGAACAAGGTATTAGCTCGGAGCTGCAAGAAGGCTCGCTGAAGCGTACCTGCCTGAACATCCGCCGTACGTTGCAGAATTACTTCCGCGAAGAGAAGGTCAAAGAGATCTTGCACCGCGCAGGCGTCGCGGTGAAGTTCAACCGTGAGAACATCACGGACATGAAGCAGTTCGTCGCCGAAGTGTGTGCCGAGCTGGAGCCCTATCAGCAAGATGCCGTCACCAAAGATCCAGCGATTGTCTCACACGTCTCGTTTAGCAACCTGGACTCGATGGCCGAAGTGTTTAAGGACATTCAGCAAGAGTCCAACGGTAACTCGATTTTGCGCACCGGCTGGCAGGGCATTAACCGCATGCTGCGCGGAGGCTTCCGCCGTGGCGAGCAGGTGGTGATCGGCGCGCTGCAGCACAAGTACAAAACGGGCTTTACGCTGTCGATCTTCAAACACCTGGCGCTCTACAATGTGCCGGAGATGATTGATCCGACCAAGAAGCCCTTGCTGTTGCGGATTTCGTTTGAGGACGACATCAACAACAACATGCGTTTCCTGTATACGTCGCTCAAGGAAAACGAGACCGGCGTCGCGGTGACTGATAAGGAACTCGAAGGGGCAGATCCGCAAGAGATTGCGGCGTACGTGAAGGAGAAGATGGGGGTCAATGGTTATCACATTGACATGCTGCGGGTGGACCCGACCAAGTGGTCGTACATGGACATCTGCAACAAGCTCATCGAGTACGAAGCGGACGGCTACGAAATCCATGCGCTCATCGTCGACTACCTGTACATGGTGCCGACCACCGGTTGCTCGCAAGGCCCGGCCGGTCACGACGTGCGCGACATGTTCCGTCGGATGCGTAACTTCACCAACCCGCGCAAGATCACCTTTATCACGCCACACCAGCTCTCCACCGAAGCCAAGCAATTGGTGCGCGACGGCAAGACCGACTTCGTGAAGGAAATCGCGAACAAGGGCTACTACGCCGGTAGCCGTCAGATTGACCAGGAAGTGGATCTGGAACTCTACATTCACATTGAAATCGTGAATGGCCAGTCCTGGCTCACGGTGCAACGCGGTAAGCACCGGATTGTGGGACAGACCCCGTTGATTGATCAGTACTGCGTGCTACCCTTCCAACCGGTTGGGGGTATTCTGGACGATCTGAACGGGCCGGACACGACGCGCCGTAAGGTGGGCGGGGGTCCGATTGGTAGTACCGATGAAACGCCGTGGTTTGCAGCGCTGGATGACCCTTTGCAACTCTAACTGTTTCCCTGTAGTACCTCCCCTGTAGTACCGCTAGGTGTGACACTTGGGCCTGACCAGCCCAGGTGTTGCCCTAGCCTTTTATGCCGCTCCAATGCCAGTAAAAGAATCGAGCCGAAATAGTTATGAATCCATTTTTGGTCCGCTAACTATACACCGACTCTCAGGGGTGCGAATGTTCTCCGGTTTTAAACGCCTAATCGGCTCCATCGACGTCTTCGAGGATGAAAAACTCATCCATATCGAAGGCTTGCCTGCCGATGTGATTGCCCGCGACATCACGAAAATCTGGTCTACCAGCAAGATCGCGATGTTCATGTTCACCAAGATGGGACGCTCAAGCGTTGCGTTCAACAAGTTCTTTGCCCCTGACATCGTCTACACCTTTGAGACGATCATCAAGCTGCGTAGCCGCAACTATAATAACCGCGCGCTGCAAAAGATCGTCGACCTGATGTACGAGAACACCTGGCTCAAGAGCGTGCGGGAAGCCTCGCACCCAGCCATTCTGGATTTCAGCCAGCTCGATGAACTGAATGTGAACCTGCTGCCCCATCAGGCAGAGTTCCTCCAGCTCTATAACGAGATGGTGCCGCGCATGAAGTTGAAAGGCTATGTGCTGGCCGCCGCCCCTGGCTCGGGTAAGACGATTAACTCGATTGCGCTCGGCTGTGTACTGAATGCCGATGTGTTTATCGAGCTGGTACCGAAGCCCGCGGTGGATGAGGTGTGGGATAAGACGCTGCGTACGCTCTTTAAGAAGCCGGAGAATCACAAGTACTGGACCACGCTCTCCGGTAAGCCGCTTGAGTGGGGTTATCGCCACTACGTGTTCCACTACGAGCAGCTCCCAAAGGCGATCGAGTTCTTCAAGCAACACCAGCACAAGCTCCGTAAGCCGTTCATGATCGTGGACGAGTCCCACAACCTGAATGAGCTCGATAGCCTGCGCACGAACCTGTGGATCGATCTGTGCAAGGTAACTGACTGCCAGCACGTGCTGCCGATGTCCGGTACGCCGATGAAAGCCATCGGGGCGGAAGCGATTCCGATTCTCACGGTGCTGTGCACGGACTTTAATCAGGACGCCCAGCTGCGCTTTAAGGAGATCTTCGGTAAGAACTCCGTGCGCGCGAACGACATTCTGCGTAACCGCCTTGGACAGATGATGTACAAGGTCGACAACGTGGTGGATAACAACCGCAAGGAGATCCAGAAGAACATTGAGATGCCCAATGGTGGTGTCTATACGCTTGACGCGGTAAAGGACGTCATGAAGGCGTTCATTACCGAGCGCATGGCCTACTACCAGGCGAACTTCAAGGGCTTCCAGAACATCTACTACACGGCCTGTGGGATCTACGAACGCACCCTGCGTGATGGTCCTGCCAAGAACGAGTACAAGAAGTACCAGGGCTACATCAGCCAGATCATCCAAGGGTACGACCCGAAGACGATGAAGGACATGGTGATGTTCTGTAACAAGTTCGAGAAGCAGAAGATCGCCCCGTGCTTGCCGCGCGACCTGAAGATCTCGTTCCTGGATGCCCGCTCGGTGGTGAAGTACATGGACTTGAAAGTCCAGGGTGAAGCCTTGGGTCGGATTTTGGGTAAGCTACGTGCGCAGTGTCACGTCGACATGCTGCCCTACGTGGGGATGCCGGAGCTCATTGATGGCTCGATGTCCAAGACGCTGATCTTCACGTCCTACGTGAATGTGGTCAAAGCCGCGGATGAGTATCTGCAGAAGGAAGGCTATCAGCCCTTGCTCGTCTACGGAGAAACCAACAAGGACCTGAAGGGCATCATCAAGCGCTTTGATGAGGACGAGGATCTGAACCCGCTGATTGCAACCTTCGATTCCTTGTCGACTGCCGTGCCGGTGCTCTCCGCGTCGACCATGATCAACCTGAACGCGCCGTTTCGGGACTACGAGTACAAGCAGGCGATTGCACGGATCGATCGAATTGGTCAGAAGTTCCCCTGTACGATCTGGAATGTGTTTCTGGATACCAAGGGTGTGCCCAACATCTCCACCCGTTCGAATGACATCCTGAACTGGTCGCGGGAAATGGTCGATTCGATCATGGGGACGAGTAGCGCTGGGTTGGATCTGGCGCTGGAAGCCTTCAGCTTGCAACAGAAGGCCGATCGGTACGAGCTGGCGATGGAAACGTTTAACGACGGGGGTACCGAAGGCGACGACGAGAAGGTCGAGACTGGCAGTATCATCGTTCAACCCAACTGGATGTCCTGGTCATCTAACTAAGAGAGTAAAACATGAAACGACGCATGAGCCTGGAGAGCATTGCTGCTCTGGGTATGGAATCCTTCGACTCGTCCCCCACAGGCAATGTTCAGCCGACGATGCAGGGCGAAACCCCGGAGCAGCCCCTCATCACCGCAGGCTACAACGAATCCCCCTTCAGTGGCTCGGAGAACTACGCCGCTGAGAAGCTGGCCCAACGAGTCAAGGAAGCCATCGAGAAGCCGCTCTTTCCGGTGCGCTACGCTTCGGAAGCTGACGCCATCGTGGTGGACGACGATGAATTCGACGCGCTGATTCGTTCCTCGACAGCTGCCACGTCGGTCTGGGACGATGACAGCCAGGTCTCGCTTGAAGCCAAAGACAGCAACAAGCTGGCAGTGGCCAAGAACAAGCTGCACGGGCGCTTCAAGAAGATGTTTGAGGGTTGGAAGGATGGCTGGCGCACCATGCCCGGTCTCATCAAGAAGTACGAGGCACGGCTCGCCGAGCTGCAGAAGGAACTCAACGGCACGATCATCCGCGGCCCGCTCGATGTGAATCTCTCGGGCCTGTGGCAGCACTTCTCCAACGACGCGGGTCCGATCCACAACAACTTCATGCACAAGGTGCAGGAGGACTTGGCGTTCTCGAGCTATATCCTGGGCGACTTCTCCAAGGAAGCGATGGCTCAGCTGCGTAAGCTGGAGATGGCCCTGCACACGGGTCAAGGCAACTCCGACGAAGAAGCCAAGCGCACAGCACTGGATCTCGAGAAGCTCGAAGCACCCTCGATGTACCTGGACCACAAGTGGATGTGTGTCTCGGGTGAGCAACCGTATCTGTCGGTCACGGGTATCTACGCCAACCAAGGGCGTGTGCCGCGTCCCGTGGCGATTGGTGGCGTGTCGATGGAGAAGCTCGCCAAGATGGCGATGCCGTTCCATGTACGCGAGTACGGCTCATTCCTGCACGGCATGAAGAAGCTCTTCGTGAACGGTAGCAAGGCGAACGTGCGTTTGACTGAGAACGATCTGGAGAACCTGCTCAAGGCCGGTCAGACGTACCTGGAAGGTGCGCGCAGCTACATGGATAACTACCATAACAGCTGGCCGATCTTCCGGCGTATTGACGAGTCGCTTGAGCTGATCTGGAAGGACTTCGATCTGACGGACTACTCGATCACGCTGGGCGATGAAGAGGACGAAGACGCCGTGGAAATCAGCTGGCAGACGTCGGGTACCGGTGACGTGACACGCCGCGCTGCCCTCTACGACCAGATCCTGATGGTGGTGCAGAACTTCGCCGACTCAGTGGTCGCACCGGGTAGCCACGAAGCGCATCGCGCGGTGCGGGCAGCGAAGTTCCACTGCTACTTGCTCGAGGCTGCGCTGAAGGCCGCGAAGTCAGCGGCGATGGAAAGCGAGAGTCTTGCGATGGAAGCACGCGGCTTTAAGGGTCTGCAATTGGCTCAGGAGTTCTTCTGGAACAATAAGCCTCACAAGCCTGAGGAATACGTGGCGCCTAAGTGGAAGGACATCCCGAAGCCGCAATGGGACCCGAAGCACCCGCCCTCAATCGCTGAATCGGTGAAGGCCCTGCGTGCTGCTATGCAAGAGCACGATCCCGAAGCTCTCAAGACGTTTAATCGTCCGGCGACTCCTCAGGAGCTGCAAAAGCTCGAAGCCCTGGTCAAGCAACACACCGGCAAAGGTTTGCCCCCGCAATTGGTCGAGCTGTACAAGATCTCCAATGGCGGTGTGGATAGCTACCGCCACCTGCGTCTGTTTGACTTCGATGATTTCATGCCGATTCAGCAGGTCATCCAAACCTACGAGTTGTTCTTGCACTTGACCGAGAATGACTGGGCGGGTGACGAGTCGGAGATTGAAACCGGTATGCAAGGCAAGCGGTATTGGGAACCATGGTGGATTCCCTTCACCGCCAGCGGTAGTGGCGACCATTTCTGCGCGGATGTGAATCCGGGTGGCGGTGGGCAAACTGGTCAGGTGATCGACTGGTGTCATGATTACCACGCTCGTCGGGTGGCTGCCCCGAGTATTGCAGCATTCTTGGCGATGTCGATTCATCGTCAGTTATACCTGATCCAACACAAGAAGGATTGGGACGCCAAGAACGGTGGCGGGCAAGCAGCACAGAAGTAAGCAGTAAGCGTAGCGAGGGAGCGGCTCGAGAGGGCCTGCTCCCTCTTATGCCGTAGTTTTATCGCCCCGTGCTGAATCTTATAGAACTTCTCTCAAACCCTTTATTGGTCCCACTATGAGCCAAACCGACGAGCTGGCACAATGGCTCGAGACTGTGCCCGAAAAAGTTCGTAAGAACGTGTCGATTGTGACCCCGGTTGAAGTGAAGCAAGACTTCTTCCTGCACATTTCCACGGCCACGAACATCAAGAAGTTTATCCCGTTAATTGGGCGCCGTCAGGCTTATAGCGAGGATCGTACCGTCCCACGCGTAACGGTGGCTCCTACGCTGCTGGGGTGCTTGATCGGCTACGCGAAGGCCGACCATGACTTTCGCGAGTACCATTCCACGGGTAAACCCGAACACGGTAACTACAAAGGCGGCTGGAAGATTTACGCGCTCCCTTTCGAAGCAGCCTTAAAACCGAATGCGCGCATGGTGTACGATGCGCAAGCAAGCGACGAGCACTGGCTGGTGTCGTACTCACGGGAAACCAACGAGTACATCCCGCAAGCGGCGGGTAAGATGTTCTACCGGTCACTGCGCCTGATCGGTCGCTCAGGAAAGAAGCCTGCCGGGGAGATGGAGTTGTATGTGGAAGTTACAAAAGAAGACGGGCTTCGTTTTAGTAAGTCCCACTTCCTCAATCCCGGCTACTACCGCGTGGTTGGACCCGTGCAAGAAAACGTCGCCAGCTGGAAAGACGATAGCGAGTATGTGGTCACCCCCATCGACAAGGATGACTACCTCTCCGCCAAGAACGCAGCCGCCGACCTCTTGGGATTCAAAGATCCCCCACCCCATCAGCAGTGGTAAGAAATGAAAAAACCGACCTACCTGGAATGGGCGAATTCGCAGATTCGCCCGGTGGCACTCGAAGCACTGGTGCTCGAAGAGCTCGCCCTGGAAAAGGAAGCCACTTTCGACGAAGTGTATAAGAAAAGTGGCTGGATGAAGAAGATCGGCATGAAGCTGGTCAGTCTGTTTGGCTATGTCCCTGACCTTGCCTTCCAAAAGGAAGACGTGGACATGCATGTAGTCCAGCAGATACTCCAGCACAAGGAGCTGCTCCAAGCGGTCTCGGACTGGATCTCGGACACCAACTACGAGTTACTGCCCAAGCTTCATGAAGCCAAGAAGGTGTTCGAAGCCATCCAGCGACCCAAGCCCCATCCGATTCTGTACCGGGGCTTCAAGATCAATCCGGGCCAACAGAATTCGGGGATCGCTGAGCGCTACAAGCAGATGAAGCCGGGTGACAAGTGGCAGCATACTCCGGATAAGCCCATGTCTTTCTCCTGGCATCAGGGGACCACGCGCGCATACGGCGACATTATTGTCAGTGCGAACTATAACGCGCTGGCTAAGCGCTGTCTGCACATCACCAACGAGATGGTGGCGGCGCTCTTTCATCTGGACCTGGACGGCAACATCGATCCTAACTACGAGATGAAAGCCGAGGCGTACATCTTCACGTACGCTGAGAGCGTGTTCCTGCCTGACGGCAAGCCGATCGAATTCACCCTCGTCTCCAAGGGTTAATCCTTTTCACATTGGACCAACATGAAATCCTTTAACATGCGCGCCGCGCTCGAAGCGCGCCCGATTGAAGACCAAGATCTGGAAGACACCGCCAAGCCTGCGCCGGACGCAGGTCAGATCGATGGCGACACCACGACGCTCTCCGGCATGGCCAAGCCCGGTCAGAATCCGGTGCCCGATACGGAAAACGTCGCTACTGAAGGCACTGAGAAGATCGATACGCGTCCGGTGGATCTGGACGATGTCGTCTTGCTCGAGCAAGATCGCCGCGCCTTTGAGCCGCAGTCGGAAGGCAGTGCTGAGCACGATGCGATCAACGCGCAGAACATCGCCCAGGAAGGCTGGATCAGCAAGAAGTTCGAGAATGTCAAGGACTTCTTCATGCATCGTGAGAAGGAACTCGAAGATGGCCACACAGCCACCAAAGAGAACCTGGAAGCGATTGCGCGCCTGCGCACCAAGTTGCAAGTACGCGCGGGTGAAGTCACCCGCGATGCGGACACCGTCACGATCAGCAAGTACGCCAAGTGGCTCTCGATCGACGGCAAACACATCACCGATCCCGCGCGACTGATTCGTGAACTGCAACGCGTCTACGAGCTCGTGCAATGGTCGGGCAATCTGGATAAAGCCTGGCTCGAGGGCTACAAGTTCGTGGCGGACCAGATCTGGAAGCTCGGCGAGACGGACCTGAAGAAGGCCAACGAGAATCTGAAGAAGATGTGGGAAGTCACGCGGCCGCAAGGCGCCGAGAAGTGGCTCACGGTTAACAAGCCGGTCCAGTTCAAGGGCAAGGAATACATCGACAAGCATTCGCCGTTCTTCCTCGGTCAGTGGTGCGTCTTTGAGATCTCCCAAGAAGAAGACAACCATGCACCGGGCGGGATTGTTGAAATCCAGCGCATGAAGTCGATGAAGGCTGTCGGCGGGGGTGAATTCCCGGCGTTGACCAAGGCCCAGATGAAGCAAGTGCTCGACATCTGTGAAAAGATCGAAGCGCATCTGGTGTCCATGACCTTCGATGGCCGCATCATCGATCGTTATCTGGACGCGCTGGATGAATTCGCGTATCGCTATCGCAACTTCAAGTCGCTGTCGCGCGAAGACCAGACACTCGCTTCGCGTCTGTATGCCTGGGGCCAGCTCATCATGCAGCACGACACGACTTTCCTGCCGACGGCTTTTAGCAACCACCTGGTGAAGGTGATGTTGAGCTACGTCGAGAAGTCGATGCGTCGCATTGAAGTCGATCAGTAAAAGGAGTCCCTCGTGGAAGAAGTCAATCAAGAAGCGACGATCGTCACCCTGAGTGATGACGTCGAATGCAATCGCCTGAACGATGCGCTCGATAAGCTGGGCGAGTTGGGTACGCGACTGCAAGCAGACGGTCAACTGACAGTCGACGTGGCGCTCGAACATCAGGCCCTCACCGGTAGCAATACCCTGGTGAATACCTACTACAGCACGCTCGGCAAGCAACAGAAGCTCAAAGTGGCTCAGGAAGGCCTCTACGAGCAAGCCAAGAGCCTGCTGAAGAAGGCGATGGACCTGCTGTGGGAAATGATCGTCAAGGTCTGGAAGTGGCTGCAAAAGCTCTTTGTGAATGGCGTGCCCATGACCGAAGCAGCCCTCGCCCGCGAGAACGAGAAGTTCAAGTCCTTCGTGATGCCGGTGCAAAAAGCCGAACGGGTTCCGAGTTCACGCACTGCCATCATCCAGGCTGTCCGGGAAGAAGGCCTGAACGAAGCGTTCGTGAGCAAGCTCACTCCGGAAGAGATGGACATCTACAACGAGGGTCCGTACCATCAGGCAGTGCAGCGCATGATTCCGGCGCTGGATGGCTTCAATGTGGCGAGTGTCGTCGAGACGCTGGTGAAGTGGCACGAGAAATGGTTGCCTGCCGGTCGCCAGTTTGATCAGGACAACGCAGGGGCTGATCCCCATGCGCTTCAGGACAAGCTGGAACGCTTCCAGAAGGACGCTCAGACCGATCTGGAGCACGCGACCTCCATGGCTACCAAGCTCATGCAGATCCGCCTGGAGAGCTACCAGACGGCTGTGGAAGCCCGTCGAAAACTGAAGGTCGATCCGAACTTCCATCTCGGTACCGATCTCTCGGGCATCATGGCGCGTGGTGTGCGCATCTACGACCAGTCGGGCTACAAGAAGATGGGTTCGGCCCTGACCGATGTCTTCAAGTCCCTCGACTCAACGGTCAAGAAGATGGAGTCGATTCGCACCAAGGCCTACCAGAATCCGATGCCCAACGACCATGGCGGGGCCAAAGCGGGCGAGGAGTGGATCGAGCAGATCTACATGAAGGAAGTCAATCGGATCATTTCGACGCTGCATCAGTGCGTCTCGATGATTCAGTTGATCAACAACTACTACTCGTTCGTGGTTGGCTCGGGCAAAACCATCATGAAGTACGTGATGACGGTGGCGCAGAAGGCCATTCAGCACGGTGGTGATGCTGCCTCGCTGCAAGAAATCGTGCGTAGCGGTAGTTCGGCACTGATGGGCATGGCTGCAGATGGTTCGCAAATGGCAGCGCAGCAACAAGCTGCCGGTATGCAAACCGACATGGGTTAAGCGTAAACGACGCTAGAACGGCATACGAGGCCAGGGTTTCCCCTGGCCTCTATGACGCTGTTACTGCGGGGTCAGTGGACTGATCGTCACGATCCACTCACGCGTATTGGTGAAGTCAAACGCGCAGTCCAGGACGATGTGTTGATACAAACAGTCTGGGTCGCTGCCGTCGGAAATCAGAATGTCAATTCGTCCCTGCTTGCCGGGGGCGAGTGAGGGGTCGTTTTGGTAAGGCAACGTCGTCAGACGCACCTGCACGATCTTGATGTACAGGTTAAAGGTGTACTTGATCAGGGCCATGATCGAGTACGCGGTGGTTTGCGTTTGCGTGTTGGCGAGCAGCCAAGTACGCAGGCCGTCGAGATCCACGGCGGTGTCCGGGACTACGATGGGCGTCGGGGTGGTCGTGGTCGACATGAACTTTCCTCCTTGGTTGGTTCATGCAATAAGCCGAATCAACAAAAAAAAGAGCACGGGACATAGGGAGAGGCCGAAGCCTCTCCCGTCTATGCTCTTGAGCCGATTAGCTCAGGAAGATCGGTTGCGCGAAGATGACTTCGCCGTAGCCGTTACGCACTTGGAACACCAGGGCCTTGCTCGGGGCGTACTCCAGCACGAAGCTCATCACCCCGGCACCTTCGCCCCGGAAGTTAGTCGCGAGCATCATCAGGATCGGATCGACCGACGCCCGCACACCCGGATGGAACCCCTCTTCCATCACCAGATTCACATACCCCGTGAAGCGGCTGAGCGAGTTGGTGGTGAAGATGGTCTTTTCCGGATAGCCGCCCGGATAGGACGGCGACGGACGTTGACCGTAGAGGCCCGGTGCCTTACCGTAGGGCGAAAGACCGCCCTGGTCCGGACGACCGAACGGCTCCGTCATGTCTGCACCCCATGCCGCGCGCGGTTCGCCGATACCCACCATCGGCGGCAACGTCCGCAGCGGTTGTTGACGGCTGCTGTTATCCCGCGTCCCCGACGGTGCGCCCCAGCGCTGCGGGTGACCGCCACCCAACGGCGCGGACACCGTCAGTTCCGGCATGACTTCCACGATCTCGTCGTAGCCACCCGCGTTGCGCTTGGTCGTCAGATGCACCACCCCCACCGGAATCGCTCCAGCACGTGCGCCGATGAAGAGCTGCAAATCCACCGAGCCTTGTGCTGCGGAGTCGGTCGTGGCGATGCCGACCTGCGTTTGCACCACGCAGTCCATCTCGCGCACGAGTTCGTCCGTCGAACGCGACCAGGCTGCCGTGTGTTGCGCGATCGTCTTCACGGCCTCCATCAGCTTGTTATCGACATCGAACGTCTTGATGTGGTTGGCCTTGAGGATCGTGTAGACTTCCGGCCAGGGCTTGTGGAAGACGTTCGGAATCGTCAGATTTTCATTGCTGACAGTTTCCGCAGGCGCAGTCGCTTCGATCAACTTGGCGTCGACCCCCAGACCAACATGGATCGCTTGCTTGCGTTCCTGGGCATCAGCTTCGCGCACGCCTGCGAAGTACTCGATGGTCTTCGGACCCCGACGCACCGTATCGACCTTCAGGACAAAGGCGCTATCGGCACGACCCGGCACGATCTGATAGACCAGCACTTCATCACCACGACGCTGGAAGACGTAAGTGCCTTCGCCGTCCGGATCGGGATGCTTGCCGAAATGCTCGCCCAGCGCGTTCTTGAACATCGTATTCTTGATGTCAACGTTCTTGCTGAGCTTGCCAAACGGCGGCATCACATTGCGATGGATGAAGTTCAACGCCTCGTGGTGCGAGCGCGGGATCATCGGCAGATCCAACACTTGCGTGCTGAACTGGATGGTGGCGCGCGGCTTCACTTCCTTCGTCGCCTTCGTGCGCTTCACCGCAACCGACGTACGCGAGGGCTTCTTGGTAGCCGGTTTCTTTTGAATGATCTTCTTAGCGTTCATGACCTTGTTTCCTTGTAACGAGTTTATATTTAACTACGCTGTTTAACTGCAGGGGGCGCTGCTTACTTCGAAAAACCTACGTTCATGGCCGATGACGCCGAAGCGCCATCGTGCGTCATGATGTTGACAAACAGACAGGCGTGGGAGACGTTGAGGAATTCCAGCCCCTGACAGAACATCCGCCACGACAGCGTGGGCTGGAGGAGCGCCCGTTCGAAGTTACTTCGCTCGAGCTTTTCCATGTCAGGGTCCATCAGGTGTTTCATGGGGTGTCGTGCCATGAAACGATCCATCAGAGCTTCCCACTTTTCCGGAGTCATCTCCACGCCGCGAACCAGGGCGCGGAATTGCACCGCCAGAATCTGGTCCGTGGCCATCGGTTGCTTTAGGGGCTCTAGCAACTGCTCAATCACGTGCGGTTTAGACACCTGCATCCTCCGCATCAGGCTTGCGCGGCCCGGTCCAGTCGATCCGGCTTGGGATCGGCACCAGCTCCTTGCCGTTGATCACGCCCGTCACGACGATGTTAGCCGCAGTGAGACCGAGAAAACGCAGGCCGATCAGATACGTCTTCCAGGTCATCGAGGGTGCCGTGAGCTCCTTCGTCACGTTCGCGGTCAGTGCATCCCGCGTGGTTTCGTCGGGCTTCTCGACCAGCTGCATTTCTTGCTGCACGAACTTAACCATCAGTTCGTCCCATTTCTGCTCATCGACCTGGAGTGAGAGCAACATCCGGCGGAAATTGTCGGCTAAGATGCCGCCACCCGTCAGTGCTGCTGCTTCACTGGTACCGGCCAAGAGGGCTTTCACTGTATCGTTGCTCATGATACTCTCCTTGTTAAAAAGAGGAGCCCAGTCGGATAGCTGGACTCTACCGTTACAACTTACTTCAAGTTCAACACGAGTTCGACCACTGCCTCCACCGAGCCTGCTTCCTTGACACGGATCACCAGTTTGTCGTGCTCGACGTAGTGCACGTCGTAGATCTCGTCGTTCACGCCCTTGTGGTGATACATCTGGTCGATGTATTTCACCATGTTGCGAGCGCGCTCCTGCCTCTCCTCGTCATCGAGGAGTTCGATGATCCCGGCCATGGCGTGATTGAAGAAGACCCACACCGGCGTGGCGAAGCAGGTGCCCGGCAAATACGCGGTCGATGCCGTCACCGGCGGCGGGGGCGGTGCTTTCTTTGTTTCCGGTGAACCCAATACCCCCACTTGAATCACGTTCTCCTGCCACATGAGTGGATTAGAGGTTTCCATCACCGCAGTCGTCACTACCAGCATGACTTCCGAATCACTGCGGTCCGGATCGAAAACCCTGACGTGATAGGTGCCCGGAATCACTTGCGAGGCTTTCTTCGTCGTTGCGTCCATCACTGGACGCTGTTGCTTAACGATTTCGAAAAAGTGATAGGCCGTCACACCGGGATAAACGGAGGTGATCGAAACCGGACCTTCATTGAAGGCGAGCCAGCTCGTGAACTCCTCATACCCCACCACGTCATCCAACAGCGTCATGAAGCGCAAGGAAACCCCGGACTGCATCATGTTGACTGCAGGGGCTTCGCCGACTTTCGGACCTTCTTTCCAGTTCTGGCGCACGATCACTGGTTGCCGGATGGTTTCCGATTCGCCCATAGCACGAATACCCTTCATGCTCGTGGGCGTTTCGTACTTGCTAGTGTCCTTGAAGAGCATCGTCGGATCAGTCTTCGGGGCTCCCGTATCCGGAATCGGGTTCGCTGCCGAGCCCACATCCACGCTCTTACCGCCCATTGCTTGAGTACGTGCCGAAAGCGGTTCGAAGACCGGCGGCGGTCCCATCTTCGGCATCTCGACTTCGAACGCACCGATGCATTCCGAGAGTTTGCCTTGGTCAATCGATTCGAGTTCCGTGTACACATCGAAACCAAACAGCAGCTTCGAGTCTGCACCCGGCGAATAGACCTTGCCCTTGATGTGGCCGCGCTCCAGCGTGTGGTTACTGCGCAAGCTCGGCGAGATGACCCGTTCGAACTTGATCACCACTTGGCTGGCCAGACGACGATCCAGATCCCGGATGAGCGCGTAGCGCCGCTGGATGTCATTCCACAGCCGCTCGATGTCCTGGACTTCGCGCGCACTGGCCGTGTTCGTGAGCACCATCAGTGCACTAGCGCCGAAGCTCAGCGAGTCGACACGGTTGACCGCCAGATGTTGATTCTGACGCAGCGTCGGGTCCGTCAGGTACAGGATCTTTTCCACTTGCTGGGGCTTGCTGCCGATCCGATACTGAGTTTCCCATTCCGCCGTGGTCGTGAACGTGAGCATACTGCCGAGCTGCATCACGCCGAGCGGCTTACCCACAACTGGTACGAGCACAGCCATGTCGACCAGACCCAACTCCGACGAGAGTTCATCCGAATGCGGGTTCTTCGTGCCAAGCAAGCTCGCACGCTTAACTGAGACGAAAGCGAACCGGATCAGGTCCGGCTCCACATCGTGCATTTTGCAGACCTTGTTGAGCAGCGTCTTGAAGTACTCGCAATCGCGCCGCTCCACCGACTGACCTTCCAGCCATTCTAGCGCGCACTCCAGGGTCGTCGGTCCGCCGCCCTCGAGCGGGACCAACACCGGCGCCGGTTCTTCTTTCTTTTGTTCCGGCCGAGCAGTCGCCTCGGCCGCCTTGGTGTCGTTTGCTGCTGCGTTGTTTTGTTCGAGTGCCATCTCTGCCTCCTGAGCAGGTTGTTCGGTGTGGGCTGCCGTATCGACAGGCGTGGGTGGCGTGTTCATTTCGTACAGCAGACGTGTTGCCTCGATGAGGAACCCTTCAGCTTCCAGAATCTGACGCTGATCAAAGGTCAGAAAGCTGGTTTCAAAACGCAGGGTCGCCAGCACCATGTCGCTCACGTTCTTGGGACGCATGTACAGCTTGATCAGACCCCCGCGCCCTTCACGCGGATGGCGCAGTGCATTACCCCGCACGAATTCCACTTGCTGGGGCATGAGGTTGTGCAACTTCAGGAAGTCCCGCAACTGCCTGAAGAGTACCTCACCTTGCTCGCCGTCACCGCGATACACCGACATCCACATGCGCAGATCGTCGATCGACGCCGCGTTCTCTTTCGAGAACTCCGACAGGTCGATCCGCTTGATGTCGTAGTCTGTGCCGAACACGATGTACTCCTTGCCATCAACCATCATGGTGCGAAGTACGACGTGACACAATACCTCAACCGGCCGCGCGGTACTACTGTGTTCAGTACGCTTCAGTTCAATCATGAACATACCGGCGAGATCGGAATCTTCTTGCGGACGATAACAGTGATAAACAACCGCGGCGATGTCGCCGGGTGCTACCTTGCTATTGACGATACATTCCGCAACGTGATCCGCGACGACGCTCTTACGCAAATAGGTGTTCGACTTGATCCAGTCACCGAGCGTCTGTTCCTCGCCCGGATTCGCGACGATCGGAAAACTGGCATGTCCGTGTTCGTGGGCTTGTTCGAGGGTAATCATTTCAATCCTTGTTTTCTTGGTTTAAACGAACCCGGTCTTCTTAGCGAAGCGGTTCACGACTTGTTGTTCAGCTACGTCTTTCGCCAGCACTTCCGAGAGTGGCCACTTCTGCTTGAGTGACCAGTCCTTTTGCAACAGGCCCGCAGCATCGCAGGCCACGGATGCTTCATCCGGGGTGAGTTCCCGGAATTGCAGGATGTCAAAGCAGCGACCCTTGCGCAACAAGGCCGGATCGATCCGGTCAATGCTAGGGAGATTGGTTGAGAACACGATCTTCTTATTCTCGTGCTTGACCACGCCTTCCGAGGCATTGAGAATCGGCGCCATCAGCGTGTTGCCGTCTTCCCGGCTTTTGAGGTAGTTGTCGATATCCTCATACGCCAGGATCTTCGCCGACGAGCTCCGGAAGAAACGCCCGATCAATGACGGCGCCGCAACCACTTCCTTGTTGTAGGCCAGATACGTGTCGTAGTTACCCGACATGATCAGTGAGCGCAGGAAGGTGCTTTTACCCACCCCCGGCGGCCCGAAGAGGACCAGGACTGATTCGTCCGACTCCATGTACGCCTTGAAATAGTCTTCCAGCGAGACATTGAGCCACGGATAGAACGACTGCAGCGCCAGCTTGGTCGAGTCTTGCGTCATGTACTTACTGGCGAAGGTTGGCTCGCCCCGATCATTCAGACTCATAGCCGTATTAATCATGGCCCCCACCGCAGTGAAGCTCTCCTTCACCCAGTCTGTCACCACTCGCGCTTCCGTCAAATCCCCGTAAACGCCGACGCTGATGGTGTTATCCTGCGTGGAGAAGTCCACCAGCGCCTCGGCATAGCCTTCGTCATTATCCTTAATGGCAAAATGAGCCGCACCCACTCGGTACGTGAAAAAGCCACGCTCTTGTAGGTAACGAATGAAGCGATCTCGATCATCCAGTCCACTGATCGCGCGCGTCACGGACTTACGGCCGCTATTGAGACCTGCTTTCAGACGCGTGGCCGTCACAATGGCGTCGAACTTCTGGATGGCGTCACGCACACTCTGACCCGCGTCGAAGAATTGATTGATGTTCCAGTACTTGAAATGTTCTTGCATGATGACTGTTCCTTGCTTCGATTGTAACGATTGTAAGTTGCGCTATTTGAACTAACGGCATAGGGCGAAGAGAGTTGCCTCCCTTCGCCCATCACCCCGTGTTATTCGACGTCAACCTTGCACTGGTAGATGGCCAGTGCGGCCGACTGATTTTGGCCGAGCTTAACTGCCCGATCATAGACCGCGATAAACGCGTTGTTACCTTCGCGCAGGAAGTTCTGCGACAGATGCGCACCACCGTCGCGTACCAAGGCAGCATGGAACGCCCAGTTTTCCACGTTAGCGAGACCTTCGCCATCGAGGATGTACTGACGGAACGCGATGAGTGCACGCTTGTCGCGCTCGCTAATCAACGACACGAGCAAGCGCTCGATGAAATGATCGAGCATGTACTCGTCATTGCCGATGACTTCGACGTCCTTGATCGCGCGAATCGGCTGCGCATGCACGATCGTGTCCATGACGTTTTCCGCGAGGATCTTGCCAGGCGTCTGGGCTTGCACCAACTCTTCTGCCTGCGCCAGCAATGCCCGCGCTTCTTCCGTCGTGGTCCCGACGGCTTCGTCTGGCGTCGGCTTGACGTCGCGTACTTCGCTCCACGCGTCGTGCCGCTCGCTCAGTGCTTGGCTGCGCTCCAAGGTCGCTTGACGGCTTTCTTCCGACATGGTGAGCGCGAAGGCGCCGTTATGCGTGTCGACATTCAGCACCAGCAGCTTGAGCAACGTGTCGTCTTCGCCTGGATCGCCCTTGCCGAGCGCTTCGACTTCGACTTCGTTGTCGTCCTTCTTCTGCATGCGGAAATACACCTTCGGATTGGGCACCCCCGCTTCGATGAGTGCCTGTTCCGGGTCGCCGAGTTCCAGCCGGAATCCCGTGGCCGTCCCATCGTGGCCTGCCACCTCCATGACGAACGTCACGATCTGCTCGTGCGTCGTGAAGATCACAGCCTGGCCCGCTTGCAGTTCCTTGGTGATCTGCGCAAAGCTATCGAGCATGCGCGTCGTCACCATGCTTCCTTCAAGGCGCGGCCGGACAGCGATGCCATCCTTGCCGTAGTCGGCAAAGAACATCTGCAGCTTCGGTGCGCGCTCGCCTTCGTCCAGATCACTGCGCTCGAGCGTGACGGTGAGAATGCCGGGACCGTTCTCGACGGAGTAACGCGGCGTGTCGATCATTTGCTTCTTGTGCGTATTGAGCGCGAGATGCTTGGACCACAGGGCCGTCTTCTCGTCGATGAACTTGAGATTGTCCACCAGTTCATCGTTGGCCGAATGCTCGCGCAGGAACTCACCGAATTGTGCGCGGGTGTAATACTTGATGCCGGTGTTTTCTTCGGACACTACTTGCTCCTTCTTTTGTTCGAGTGATGGGTAAAAATCTCGCACGATCAACTCCGCCCACCAGGGCGTCATGCGGTAATGTGGCTTCCAGTGCGCCGGTGCATCTTTGGCGTCGGCCAGCTTTGTAAGATCAACTGGCTTACTCGTCACTGACGACCAGGTCTGGTTCAGCCAGAAGCCGCGGACGCACGCTATGCCGTCCCGGAAGCTTTCGCATTCCAATGGCGGATCGTCGTTTTGATGTTCTTGCGCCTTCAGACGCAAGAAATCATTGATGCTGGGATGAGTGGCCTGTCGGTTCACCGCGGTGAAGGTAACAAATACGCCCATCGACGTGAGGTTATTGCGATACACCTGGTAGAAGTCAATCTTCCAGTTTAGCTCGTAGAGCAATCGAATACTGCGATCCCAGTCGTCCACGTAGAAGTTGCCGATCTCTCGCACCATCTCGTTGACGGCTTCTGAGAGCGCGATCTCGGCGGACTGACCCGTCGCGTACTCTCTCACAAAGGCACGCATGTAGTCCACTGTCTGCAAGCGCGTGCCAGTCAGGATCGCCATGCTGGCGGGTAAGTCTCGGGGGCGCCAGATACTCAATTCACTCACTGTGGTTTCCTTATTGTTGGGTGAACGCCGTGATGACGCTATGGCGCTGGAAATCTTTGTACGCGATGAGCGTGAGACCTTCATCGTTCAATTCCAGATCAAAGGTGATCGCTGTCGGATACTTGCGGTGCAACATCTCGAAGTACTCGAGGCTGTGTGCCAGCAGGTCATTTTTCGGGTTATTCAGCGATACGTGACGAATACTGAGCGCCGTCTTCAGGTCAGCGAGAGTGAAGTGGGCATTCATCGCAGCGGCTTGTTGCACGCGCTTACGAATCACGAGCTGCTCGGTGACTTCGCTCGTCTTCTTCCACTTCAGATGGACCGTCCCCATCTGCGTGTTGGGCGTACCGGGCGCCATCACGTAGAGATCGATCTTCTCGCTGCTACTCTCCACCCGGCCGAAAGCAAAGCGCGGTGCACCGTAAGGTTCGCGGGGATTACGCGCCTGATACGACTCCATCACCTTGTTCACTTCCGAGATGATGTCGGCAGCGATCTCTTCGCTTGTGTGATCCACCAGGTGAGAGTGGAGTTCAAGCGTTCCTACGAACAGTTTGGCACTGATGGCTTTGGTTGCAACGACGCTCATGGTAATCACCTCATAGTCAGATTGGTCTACTAGATGATGCTTTCTTATCTAGCTCTGACGGGTAATATAGG